CCGCCCAAAATACCGAAACAGAGGCCGGGCAGGCTCTACTCGTCCTGACCCCCGCCCACTGAGGTTATATGGCTACGACCTATGACATCGGGGACAAGGTACGGGAAACCGTCACCTTCAAGAACGCTTCTTCGGCGGTGGCGGATCCGACCGCCGTCAAATGCCATGTTGAGGTTCCGTCCGGCGGGGTGACAACCCACACCTATGCGGTGTCGACCGGTTCGATTACCCGGACCGGGACCGGCATCTACTACCTGGATATCACTTCGACCGGGCACGGCCGCTACGAGGTCCGCTGGACCGGCACCGGGACCGTCGTCGCTTCGGTTGAGGGATGGTTCTCCGTCCGACCCCAAAGAGTGAGCACCTGAAATGTTCTCCTACACAAATAACCCGGACGGCAGCACGGTCGACCTGCTCCGAATGCTGTTGCATGACACTTCGAGCGGGACGGCGAAGTTCTCCGACGAAGACCTGGAATGGTTCGTCGCTAACAGCGCATCCGTCTGGTACGCGGCCGCCGAAGCCGCCGACACTTTGGCCGGACGCATAACCGCGAACGGGGCGTCCAAGTCGGTCGGCGATCTGCGCATCGACTACGGCGGTTCCGCGGTCCACTGGCAGAACCTGGCCGCCCGATGGCGCGCCCGCGGCTCCCGCGGGGCGATCCCGTATGCGGGCGGCATCTTCCAGTCCGGCAAGGACACGGAGAAAGCCGACACGGCCCGCAGCATCCCATCCTTCTCTATCGGGCAGCATGACTATACGGGAAGCACCTTCTGATGTCCTTCGACGACGCCCTCCTCGACCTGATGCCCGACACCCTCTCCGTGTACGCGCTGAAAGGCGTATCAACGGACGGATACGGCACCGCCTCCTATTCGACCGCGGTCAAGTCGTACCGGTGCCGTGTAGTGGAGAAGCAGAGCCTTGTCACCACGTTCGAAGGGACGGAGCAGGTCGCGCGGACGGTCGTGTGGGTGAAGTCGACTTCCACGTTCGGCCCCTGGGACAAGGTGACCCTGCCGGATGGTACGTCGCCGCAACTGCTGGCGGTGGAGGATTACCGGGATGAGACGGGTCATCATCACCAGCGATTGGCTTTCTGATGGCCGATGTAGAACTCAAAGGCGTGAAAGAGATGGTGGAGCGGCTGAAGGCCAAGCCCCGCCAGGTGAGGCAGGCGGCCGCGACGGGCTTGTACGATTTCGGGGACCGGATAATGAAAATGTCGAAGGATCATTACGTGCCGGTCGACACGCACGCGTTGCAGAATTCCGGGCAGACCGGAAAGGCGGAAACCCGCGGCGACGACGTGAGCGTCAAACTCTCCTACGGTGGCGCGGCGGCACCCTACGCGGTGTATGTGCATGAGATCACTTGGAATCATCATCCGCACGGGCAGGCCAAATACCTGGAGGCCCCGTTGAAGCTGATGGGCACCCCCACCGGAATAGAACACTTTTTGGCGAAGCCGATTAGGGAGGCGCTGGAACGTGGCGCTGCTCGATGACATCGCCCACTACCTCGCCGACAGTACCTCCGCACTCACTTTGCTTTCGGGGACGGGGGGGGCGGGGAACCTGGTGAAGGCCATGCTGTTGGACCATGCGAAGGTGCCCGACACGGTCGTCGGACTGTACGAAACGCCGGGCTGGTCCCCGCAGTGGGCGTTCACCACCGGCTCGTCCGCGCCGGTGTTTGAGCGGCCCGGACTACAGGTCATCGCCCGGTCAACATCGTATGCGACGGCGAGGGGGCACGCCTACCGCTGCTACCGCATCCTCGACTCGGTGAGGAACAAGATCCTGCCCCACACATCGTCAGGCACCCGGTATCTGTCGATTGACGCGGCCGGATCACCGTTCTCGTTGGGGCAGGATCAGAACCGGCGGTTCCTGCTATCCGTCAACTTCGACGTGACCAAAGAGAGATCATCGTGACCTCATTCGACCAGGGCGAGGCGCGGCTGATCGCCCAGCGGGATCAGGTGGATGCGGCGATGCGGGTATGGGCCGAAACGATCGCCTCCGCACGGGACCAGCTGATGAAGGTCGGGTTCGGCCGGGAAGAGGCAATCAGCATCGCCACACAGTGGGTCGGTCTGGTGATCGCGCACAATCTGAGGACCGGGCATGTGGCGTGACCTCAGATGCCTGGGACCGTTCCGAAGGCCCGGCGGCTCCGGAGTTTGCGGGCAGCTTCTGCTGCGGATGGGGGATGGGATGATCGAAATCAAATGCCCCCGATGCCATCATCTGCGGCTGCTTCGGTGGGACGGGTGGATGTCAGAACCGACGGTGGTTCTGCTGGAAACAACCTAGGGGGGTTGTATGGCGGCAAAGCATGGTAAAAGCGGATGGCTGTCCTACGGGGCGGCCGCGGCGAGAAAGGGTATCTATCGTATCACCTCCTGGTCTCTGAATATCAATTCCGATCAGGCAGATGTGACCTCGTTCACCACGAACGGCGGTCCGATTTGGCGATCCTTCGATGCTGGATTGAACTCATGGGACGGAAGCATCTCCGGGTTCTGGGATGAGATCTCAGACTCGTCTGGGCAGGCGGTCATCCTGACCAGCCTATTGACCCCGGCGACCGGCTCGCTGAAACTGGCCTACGACGATTCGGGTGGGGGCCATTTCTCCGGCGGCGTCTACTGGAAGTCCGGTAGTTTCGGCGCTTCGGTGGATGCGGAGAATCCGGTCGGCTACTCGTTCCAGGGCAACGGAGTCCTCACCTATAGCACTACGGGTTAAATCATGGCGGCGACACACGGCAAGCTTGCCAGGGTGAACATCTCCGCGTCCGTAGCCACGACGACGACGGACGCGGTGGGTACGTTGTCGTCGGCGGATGATAAGACGCTGACGATTGCGGCATCGTCACAAAGGCACTGGACGCAGGGGTCGACGATGCCCCGCGTGTATGGGGCGACAACGAACACGGAGATCGGCTCGTACACGGTTGACTATGTGCGGGGGATTGTCACATTCGCCACCGCGCATTCGACGGCTACCGCATTCAAAGTCGACTACGCCTGGTATCCAACCTCCTTCCTGGGAATGACCCGAAGTTGGAGTTTGGATGCGTCGCAGGACATGGCCGACGTGACCGTATTCTCCTCCTCGACCGGTGGGACAAGATGGCGGTCATTCGCCGCCGGACTGAACGAGGGGACCATACAACTAGGCCGGTTCTATGCGTCGTCGGAAACGTCGGCGCCGCCGTTCATCGACCGGCAATCCCTGCAGTCACCCCTGTACGTTGAACTGCTGCCCGGCGGCACCGCGGGGGACAAGTTCGAATGTTACGCCCGGATCCAGGGCGACGCCTGGCAGACTGGGCTGGACGGACCCATTTCGGAGAACGTGACGTTGAAGGTGGACGGGAAACTGTATTGGACGACCTCGACCTAGACCAAGGAGCATTGGCATGACACTACGCGAGAGAATCCTCGCATCCGACGATATCCCGCAGGAGACGCATCCGCTGCCGAAAGCATGGGGCGAAGGCTCGGTGCTGGTCAAGGGACTGACCGCGGGGGAACTGTCCGACTTCGTTAGGAAGTATGCGGATCAGCCCGCCAAGTTGCAGAACGCCGAACTGCTGATTCTGTGCCTGAAAGACCCGGAAAGCGGTAAGCCGCTGTTCGAGCAGGCCGACCGTGACGGACTTGTGAAGAAGGCGGCGGGGCCGGTCATGCAATTGGTCCGTATCGCCCAACGCTTGGCGGGTTTGATCCCAGATGAGGGGGCGGTGGCGGACCTAAAAGCGGGGGACTCCGACGGCTGATGTTCACTGTGGCCGACCGGTTGGGGATGACGGTCGGCCGGTTGCGGCGTGAAATGACTGGGGCGGAATTGATGCTGTGGGCCGAATATCTGAAACCCAAGGATAGCTGATGGCTAGTGTCGGGACGCTGGAAGCGTACCTGAAGGCGAACGTCACCGACTTCAAGGCCGGGATGGATCAGGCGGTCCGCTCGGTCGAATCGGTCGACCGGAAGATGAATCTGCTGTCCGTGACGGCAGGGATCCAACTGGTCAAGGACTTCGCCCACGCCGCCCGCGCCATCGTCGACTTCGGCGTCCAGTTCTACCAGGTCGGCGTCGAATCAGAAGCGAACGCCGCCCGCTACCGGGCCGTATTCGGCGAAAACACCGCCGCTTTGGATCAGTGGGTTGAGGACAACCGGACCTCGTTCGGTCAGGCAACCGACGACATGCAGGGCATGGTCGCCCGGGTCGCCAACATGCTCACCCCCCTCGGGCTGACTTCCGAGGCGGCGGGGGAGCAGGCCACCAAGATTCTCGAACTCGCGGCTGCCTGGTCGTCCTATTCGGGTGGTGCGATAACTGCCGAACAGGCCGCCGAAGCGTTGACCAAGGGTGTGATGGGGCAGACCCGCGGGCTGATCGAATTGGGCATGAACGCCCGGATGGTGTCACAGATTGAACAGGATATGGGGCCGGATACGGACAATCTGGCCGGGGCGATGGGCCGCCTGGAAGAGATCACCCGCCAGTCCGGCGCCGCCATGAAGGTGCATGAGGAGCTTATGGGCGGTGCGTTGGGGGCGCAGCGGGAGATGGAAACCGCCGTCAACGAATTGAAGGACGCCCTCGGCGAGCTAATGGTGAAACTGGCCCCCCTGGTCACGATGCTTGCCGATCTGGTCGGATGGGCGGCCGAAACCGTCACCGGGATGGGCAATGTCGGCGAAGCGGTCGGCGGCCTGAAAGCCGACCTTGTCCGCGACATGGCCGAAGCCGGGCAGGCCATCCTGGATGCGGGCGGCGACGTTGACGTGATGCGGCAAAGTCTCGTAGATTTGGGCGTTGACGCCGACAAGATCGACCCGCTCATCGAAGCGTTGGACACGGAGTTGGCCCCCGCCCTGGACACGGTCGGCGACGCGTTCAAAGCAATGACGGATGATCTGTTCCCCGGCTGGCAGGCCGCCCTAGAGGACGCCGGCGAAACGGTCCGTGACCTGGGACCGGATTACGATCAGATGATCGAACAGTTCGACCGGCACGCCGACGCCGTCGACCGTTCCACCCGCTCTCTGCAAGAGTTGGCGGATGAGCAGCGGGCCGCCGTCGACCCGGTGTTCGGCATGATGGACGCCCTGGATGACGCAGCCCAAGCCCAACGGGACTACTCGGCCGCCCTGGCGACCGGGGATTTGGAGGCGATGGAGCAGGCGGAAATCGACGCGATGAACGCCCTCCTCAACTTCGACACGGCCGCCGCCGACTTCGACCTGGCCGAAGCGATCCAGACAGTCCGGTCGATGGGTGAACGTTTGCACTGGTCGGACGAGCAGACACAGGGCTGGATCGACCGGATACTCGCCCTGAACAACACGGAGATCAGCGACAAGTCGTTTACGATCACCGCGTTCATGCACGACGTTGCTGGGGTTGGGCCGCTGTTGGGCGGTCGGCAGCATGGGGGTCCCGTCTATCCGGGGGATGCGGCGATTGTCGGTGAGGCCGGGCCCGAACTGCTGACTGTCTCCGGTAGAGGGGCGATGGTAACCCCGCTGGACAAGCTGCCGAAACTTCAGGATGGCGGCAAAGTAGCGGCCGGTTCCATCTATCAGAACTGGTTGGCCGGCCATGGGAGCATCGCTTCAAACGCGTGGCAGGGTTCCGGTACCACTTATGGAAACTGGTTGGCCGGCCATGGGAGCATCGCCGCGAATTTGGCAGAAAATGAGAGCAGCTATAGGGGATTGACCCCCATGCAGATAGCCGTATTCGAGCGAATGGGCTGGCAGTTGCCGCAAATGATGGCAAAGATTGAAGCCGTCGAGACAATAGCGAACACGCCGAAGGCGTCGGGGGTCGGCAACGTCATCAACGTGTACGTCACCGTCGAAGGCTCCATCCGCTCCGACCGGGAACTAGCCAAAGTCGTGGAGGCCGAGTTGGTGCGGGCGGTGAGGCGGGGCGGCGCGTCGGAGATCCTGTCGTGACCGCAGTAACGAAAGTGTGGGGGACATGCCATGTCGCCTTCGGGGACACCTGGCAGACCGCCGCACAAACATGGACCGACATCACCCCGTATCTGCGGGAGTTCACGGTCGGATGGGGCCGCTCCGGCGAGTACAACGCCTACCGGGCCGGAACCCTGTCCGCGGTGCTGGATAATCGGGACGGCCGGTTCACCCCCGACTACACGTCCTCCCCATATAGCCCGAATGTGAAACCGTGGGCGCCGATCAAAGTCGGCGTCACATTCACCGACGGCTCCAACACGACGGTGCAATGCCTGTTCTCCGGCTTCGTCGAACGATGGATACTGAGTTATCCCGGGATCGGAACAGATGCTATCTGTCAGATACAGGCCACAGATGGCCTGAAAATCCCGGCGAACTATCAGCTTGGCGGCGGAAGTACGGGCGTGTTCGACCTGGCAAGCACGTCGCCGGGCGGGCAGATCGGCCGCATTTTGGACGGGTTCGGCTGGTCAACCGGCGCACTCTGGCGCACCGTCGACGCGGGCGGCGTAACTTCGCTCTCATCTTCGACGGGGAACAAGGACGTGACCGCCCTCAGTCTGATAAACACGGTGATGCTGTCGGATGGTGGGTTCTTCTATTCGATGCCGCACACCACCGCCCACACGCCCCGTCTCATCTTCCGGGATCGGCTGTGGCCGCAGGAGAATAACAGCATTGTCGCCACCTTCGGCGAAACCTCAACCTGTGTACCCTACCAGGATATCGACCTGTCGGACGATGAGGAGCGCATACGTAACCGGTGGAAGATCGGCATCACCGCCTCCACCAAGATTGCAAGGTCAGACTCGACCGATAGCCAGGACTCGTATGGGCTGCGGGTGTATTCGCAGACCGGCCTGCTGTTGAAGACGACGGCGGCCGCCGACGATCGTGCGTTGGCGGGTGTGCATACGACCGCCCAACCCTCCCTGTCGGGCACGGTGACGAGTTTGCTGCGGAAGGGCATGGATTACGACCGGGCCGTCGATCTCGCCGTCGACGCCTACATGCCCCTGCGTTGGGTCACGGTCAAACGCGGCACAATCAACGAGGACATGATCGTCGACGCCTGCCAGGTCTCATTCAAAGTCGGGCAGCCGTGCGAATTCACCTACAGCCTGTCCCCCGCATCTTTGGCGGGAACCTACTGGATTTTGGGTGACGCCGACATGGGCAAACTCGACATGACCACCTATTTGGGCTGGTGAACGATGCCCACCTGGGTTACACCAACCACTTTTACTACGGGGCAGCAGGTTACCAAGCAGTCGTTTGTGGACTGGAACGCTTCGATGGCCTGCGTCGGCGACCATACCGGATGGTCGACGTGGAACCCGGACCTGTACGCGCAGACCAGCGGAAGCGGAATCGAAGTCGGCTCGGACGGGACGAAACGGGGACGGAAACTGAAGGTCGGCAAGATCGCCATCTGCACGTTCGACTGCGCGTTCGGCACCACCGCCAACGGCGCCCAATGGATCCAGCCCGGATCGTCTAATCTGCCCGGACTCACCCCCCTCCCCTGGGCCGCGTCAACCGGGACCGGACGGGTCGCCGCCGGATGGGCCTACGCCTACAGTGCCGCCAACGACGACACGGTCCTGCTCACCCCCAGTATTTACTCCGGCGCCTTCGCGTTCTACCGGGGCACCGTCGCCGGAACCTCCAATCAGGTCGCCTGCGTCCGGCTGGCCTGGCCGCTCCCCGGCCTGACGACCGGCGGCAACCCGCAGTCGATCGCCGGCTGCCGGTTCTCCGGTGTCCTGATTTACAGGACTAACACCTGATGGCCTGGACTACACCGAAGAGTACTTGGAAGACCGCGGAGCTTGTCACCGCGGCGGGGATGAACACGTATCTGCGGGACAACCTGAAATGCGTCGGCGATCACCTAACATGGTCAACATGGGCGCCCGCGTTGGCAATCACATCGGGAACCACCGCACCGAACCTCGGAAACGCCGGAGCGAACCCGATCCGCTCCGGCTCGTGGATGCGCCTAGGAACCACTGTGAGCGGTCTGGTGCATGCGTCCTGCCAGGTGCGCTTCGGAACCTCCGGCATCGCCGCGGGAACCGGCATCTACACCATCAGCCTCCCCGTAACCATGTCTTCCTCGGATACGGCGAGACAGCAAGTCCTGGGCGGCGGCGCGATCTACGACGCCTCGGGTGCTGATACTCATCATGTGATCGCCGTCCAGCACTCCTCCGCGGTATGCAAGTTGAAGTACACGTCTACCGCATCAACCGAGAATTGGGTTACGAACGCGGCCCCGTTCACTTGGGCGTCGTCGGATCAGATACATTTGAACCTACATTACGAGATCCGCTGAATGGGCTGGACTGCCGCTACCACGTGGACGACGGGGCAGGTTCCGACTGCCGCGAACTTCAACGAGCAGATCCGCGACAACCTGAACGCGATGGGGGATCATACCGGATGGACAACCTACGCGCCCGCCCTGACCGGCTCCGTCTCCAATCCGAACCCTGCCGCCAAGAAGGGCCAGTACCTGCGGGTCGGCAACCTCGTCCTCTATTCCTACCACATCCAATCCGGGACGACGGTAGGCTCCGGCGACTACTCGGTTTCCCTGCCGGTCAACGGCAACATGAACAACGACCTGCGATGCGGCTCCGGCTACCTGTACGATGCGTCAGCATATGACGCGTGGACGACCGTCCACTACTCCTCATCCACCGCCGCTACGACGGTGAAGATCATGTGGAACGGGAAGACGGCGGACGGTGTCGTCACCCACGCCTCACCGATAGCCTGGGCCTCGTTCGATGAGCTTGCCGGACAGTTGATCTATCGGGCGGCGACATGACGCCGAGCCTTACGGAAAGGGTCATCCACTTGGAGAACACTCTCACCGAGCGGGTAACCCTGCTCGAACACTCCTCAGAGAAGAACAGCCAGTGCATCAGCGAATTGGCGGACGGCTGGCTCGGCACCCGCAAAACCGACTTCGCCGGGGGGGGCCGCAACCAGGACGGCGGCATCCACCGGCTGCAACGGATCGAAGCGCTCCTCTCCAACGGGGGTGTCAAGGTCTCTTGGTCGCGGCAGCAGAAGACATGGGTTGGTATCCTGGTTATAGTGATTACCACAGCGGCGGAAGTGGCGCGGGCGCTCATATGAACTGGGGCTACTACTGCACCGAATGCTCGACCTTCTACTATGGGGTGCGTGAGTGCCCGACGCATCGGCCACCGTTCAAAGAGGCGGTCAGACGGTACCTGTTGGAGATTCTGCACGAACTGAGGAAACGATGAGCGAAGATGGCGGCCCCGAGCGTGTAATCAGGATCTATCTGCGCGGCGTTCCCGGCGCCGACCCGCGGGATTTCGAGGATCGGCTGATAAGCGCTGTAGCGATGTTGTGTGAGGCGGATGGCGTGGAGTGGGATGCTTCAAGTGGACCCGCCGAGGAAGAACCATGATTTGGCTTGACGGCTACGAGAAGATCATCGTATCCACCGACCGCACCGGAGAACCGCCCCGCAACGGCCAATCACCACCGAGGATCGTACTACACACGACCGAGGGGCTACGCATCTTCGACTACCCGTTCCCCCCACACTTCACCCTCGCCCTCGTCGGCGACCCCCACAGTCTGCCCGCCGGCTCCTACTGGACGCCCGGCAAGGGCATGACCGACTACAAGCGGGGCCAGGAGATCCGGCACCAGCACTGCGACCTCGACCTCACCTCCTACGCCCTGCTGCACCGGGCGGGCGACCCGGAAACTAACCACGAGGGATCCCATTGTGTTCAGGTGGAGATCATCTCCGCCGCCGCCTCCCCGCCCAAGTGGAGCGATGGCATGTACGGGCTGGTCGCAAGCTGGCTCGCCGACATTGTCACCGCCCTCCCCGACCTTCTCCCCGCGTTGGACAACTATCCGGACCCGGACAAGTGGTCCGCCCGCGGCTCCTACGGGTTCGACACACCGTACCGGCTGTCCTGGCAGGAATGGCAGGACGGCATCAACGGGCAGCCGTTCCTCTGCGGGCATCAGCATGTGCCCGGCAACTGCGTCTCGGCCGACACGCCCATCCTGTGCGCTGACCTGACATGGCGCCCAGCCGGGGAGCTGCTACCCGGCGACGAGCTCATCGGCTTCGACGCGGAATCGGAAGCGAACCCCGGCCGTCTGTTCCGCCGGTCTGTGGTCACTCACAACGACACCGCCCGGGACGCCCTGCTCCTTGTGACGACAAGCCGCGGGCCAATCAGGGTCAACTACGAGCACCCGTTCCTGGTCCGTGTCGAAAACGGGGTGGGAACCGGCCCCAACCCCCGGTCGCGCTGGAAGTGGGTGAAGGCGAAGGACCTGACACCCGGCCAGCAGATCATGTACGTCGTCAGCCCGTGGCAGGAAGACCGCGGCTGGGACGCCGGCTGGCTCGCTGGGATCTTCGACGGTGAGGGCTCACTGAGTATCAGCCGCACGGGCGCGACGCTCGCCGCCTCGCAGCGGGTCTCTGATACCGCTGACCGCATCGAGGCCACCTTCAAGGAGCGCACCGACTCTTCCTTCACCATCAAGCGATCCCAACATGGCTTTGGCCACACCGACATGCGGCAGTACCAGGTGAATGACCGCAAGACGATCATGCGGCTGCTCGGCCAGGTGCGCCCCCCCAGGCTTCTCGCCAAGTCGGCGGGACTATGGGAGGGCAAGTCGCTGGGCCGCACGTTCGACGGGCCGGCAGAAGTGACGGAGGTGCGGCCCTACGGCACCGGCACAATCGCCCGGCTGTCAACCTCCACGAGCACCTACATCGCCGGCGGGTTCGCCAGCCACAACTCCCACTGGGATCCGGGCGCGTTGAACATCGCCAAACTCGCCGGGATGGCGAAGGCTATCCTCGGCGCGCCGCCGCCCGTCGTCGAACCGGAAGTCCCCATGTGGCGGATCCTCAAACGCCTCACCGCCGTCGAGAGTAGGCAGCGGGCACACAATGAGGCGATCGTCACCCTACGGCAACGCCTCGCCCGCATGGAGAAGCCGTGAGGCAACGCAACGAATCCGCCGACTATCCGCACATCGCCTACCTGGCCGACCCGACGGTGAAAGGCAAGCGGAGATGGGCGTGGACAGTATGCGACCCGTGGACGGCGAGACTGAACGGCTATGTGCTGCACATACCGGCCGGGTTTAGGACGGACCTGGCTTCGATCCCGCGCGTTCTCTGGATAATCCCGGGCTTCGCGCCGATGGAGTTGGGCGGCGGCGCACCCCCCATCGTGCACGATTTTCTCTATCAGCACGGGGGCCTGTGTGCCCGGCCGTGCCTGCCGCCACGACTGTTCACCCGCCGCCAAGTGGACAGCATCTTCCTGCATCTCATGCAGGACATCGGGGTTGGCAGTCGGCGCTTCGTCGCCTGGTGGGCGGTACGCGCCTTCGGATGGTTCGCCTGGCGCAAAGCCAAGTAGTAGGCTGTCCTCGATGAGAGGAGGCGACGTGACCGGAGACACGCCGACCATAGACGACTGGGCCGCCCAGCATGTCAGCCCAGGCAAAGCCCTGAAAGCCCGGCCGGACCTGTACGAGTCGGCCCGCCGGGGCCGCGAACTCGGCCTGACGTTCCCGCAGATCGTCGAATGGCTCGCCCTGCGCGGATTCGCTATCACCGCCCAAGAGCTGAATGATGCCCTCCGATAGCATCGAGGAATGGGCGGCACAGCAAGACCTCAGATCAGAAGTACGCCGACTGTCTAAGACGCTGGCCCGAGAACGGGAACAGCGGATCCGCTTGGAAGAGACAATCACGTTGGCCGCACGGGCGGCCTTCTCTTCGTGGGAGACACCCGCCATCCCGAAACCCACACGGGATCCCCGCACCCGGACGGAGGAAATCTGTGTCGCCTTGTGTTCGGACTGGCATTATGGTGCTGTGACCGCCGACTACAACCGTGAGGTCTGCGAGCAGCGGGTCGGACGGTACGCAGACAAGATCCTCTCCTTGACGGAGATACAGCGGGCCGACCATCCGGTAAGAGTCGTGAGACTGTGGGTGTTGGGTGATCTTGTCGGCGGGGAGCAGATCTTCTCCGGGCAGGAACACGAAATCGACGCTAGCCTGGTCGAACAGTCGTTCGGCGTCGGCCGACTTCTATCCGACCTCACCCTACGCCTCGCAGCCGGATTCGACAAAGTGCATGTTGTGTGCCTGCCCGGCAACCACGGCCGCATCGGCGGCAAAACCATGCCGTATTCGCCGGACACGAACGCCGACCGGATCGCCTACATGATCGCCCAAGAGAGAACCCGGGAGCCGCGGGTCACATGGCAGATCGCCCGCGCCGATACTCCCGGCGAAACCGGCCGGATCGTCGTCGACCAGATCGGCTCCTACAGCTGCCTCCTCACCCACGGTGAACTGTTCCGCGGCGGCGGCTACGGCGGACTACCCTGGTACCAGTTCTGGAAGAAGGCGATGGCCTGGCGGGACATGAGCACAGCCGGGCAGATCCCACCGTTCGACGATCTGGCGTGCGGCCACTGGCACCGCACCTCCTCCATCGAGATCGGCACGATGACCCTGCGGGTATGCGGGACGTTGCAGACCTACGACCCATTCAGTAGGGAACAGATCGCCGCCGCGACCACCCCCGCCCAATCATTGCTGTTCGTCCATCCCGACAAGGGCGTCACCGCCGAATACCGCGTCCTGCTCGGATAGGGTCTTTCGGCCCTAGACAGACCCGCCATCCGGGCGCATGCTATCGGGGTAAGCAAGCGAGGAGGAGCCCGATGGCGGTCACAGCCAATCTCCACCAGCCCCGGACAGTCGTCGCGGACCACGGCACCCTATCCTGGTGGCTGAGCATCCGAGACGACCAGTACAGCCTCATTGACATCTTCTTCACCGATCAGGAACACTTGCACGCCTTCGCGATCGCCGTCCTCAATGCGGTTGCGAAGCCGGAGACGGTGGTGGACATCATGCCCAAGGAGGAGAAATGAGACTGCGGGACGAGATTGCTGCGGCGATTGTGGCGGTGTCATGGAAGCCGGGATACGGAGATGTCGAGTTCAAGGATGTCTTGCCCGCCATCAATGCCAGGGATGCCGCCGACCGGGTGCTTACCCTGCTGCGAACAAGGGGGGAGGAGACCTATGCCCCCGGCGGTGGCCGATTCTGGCTGCTCGATCTTGACGAAGAGGAGGAGCAATGACAACCCCCGAGATCCGTCTCGTCAGCTTCAACGGCATGACCCCCGAGCAGCTCGCGGCAGGGCCGCTCCCGGATTTCGGTGTTCCCGACGAATGGCCCGGCCCAGAGGAGGAGAAGCGGGCCAACTACCAAACCCATTCGTGGGGCACCTACGACGGACAGACCATGTGCGGTGTCTGCGAAGCGAAAAGTTGGCATGTGGCGGCTCAGTGGCCGTGCGGGACGGAACCGACACGGCATCCCGCCAGAAAGCCCGCCGACAATGCCTGACCTCCTGCTTGCCGTCGAGGACTATCGGCGGGCGCTCGGACAGCCCGGACCGTCCCTCATCGTCAGCCGACCGGACGGGCAGCCCTACACGGCGATAGCGTTCGACTGGCCGCACGGACTGCCCGAAGTCCTAGTCGCCTGGACCCTGTCTGACGCGCCGACCGCGGAACTGGTCATGCCGTCATGGCTGCGGCCGACCGAAGGCGACGGGGCGGTCTGCCCCTGCGGCGCGGATCCGTCATGTGTGGGCTGCGGCGGAACGGGAGTGTATCGGGGGGCGTGGGATGCGGTCTGTGTCTATCAACTCAGCGAGGACGAGATTGCCGCCTCAGTGATTACGGCGACAGGCTGCAAGCCGATGAACCCGCTTGAGGGTCTCATTGTCGAAGCGTTCAAGATCGCGCAGCAGACCCGCCGCAACCGCGACATGGCGATACCCGTCGGACTCGTCATCGAGGGTTTGCGGATGGTGGGCCAGCACGTGAACGTGCGGGGTGTCCGATGATGGCCGAACCCCCCGCGAGGGGGGGTCCGGGCCTTGGGGCCGAGGAGGAAGAAAAGCCCCGGCAGCATGATAGCAGGCTGCGGGAAAACGGCTACGATGGGGAATGCGACTGCGACAGTTACGGCCCGGCCGGCTGTCCGGTGTGCCGGAACGACTGGCAGAGGAGGAGAAATGGGCGAAGAGACAGACCTAGTACCCGTCAATCTGTTCGGCGCTAGCCACGCCGTCGACGTAATCATTGCCGCCACTGATATAGCCGGACCTCTGGCCGACCTGATACGTAGGCGCGGCCTAGCCTCGGCAATCTCCGGCCGCGAATACGTCCGGGTAGAAGGCTGGACCCTTTTGGGTTCGATGCTCGGCGTGTTCCCCATCGTCGAATGGTCCCGGCCCGTCGAAGGCGGATGGGAAGCCAGGGTAGAAGCCCGCACCCGAGCCGGGGAGCTCGTCGGCGCCGCCGAAGCGGAATGCCTGCGCACCGAACGGAACTGGCAGAGCCGGGACGACTTCGCCCTGCGGTCGATGGCGCAGACGCGGGCCACGTCAAAGGCCCTACGTCTGCCGCTGGGTTTCGTCATGTCCCTGGCCGGGTTCGAGGCGACCCCTGCGGAAGAGATGATCGATGAGGAAGCCCCGTCGGGGCCGCCGTGCCCGCACTGTCAAACTCCTGTCCAGCACAATCCGAACGCGCAGGGCAAGCAGCCGGTCTGGTCGTGCCCTAACCGGGGATGCGGCGGCGGCGAAGGGACACGGAAGGATGGGAGCCGTTGGCCGTGGGCGTCGTGGGATCCGAATTTCTTCGCCGAGGAGCAGCCCGTCAAGCAGCCGGTCGGCGAGCCTGCCGTCGTGCCCGAGCAAAGCAAGGCGGCGTGGGATGATCTCACCGCCAGCCTGGAAGTCCTGGGCGTGACCGGTGATCTGGCCCGTTCCGAACTCGAAGCCTACGCTACGAACCCGGCCTTCGCCGCCGGGTCGATCAAGGACATGCGCGCGGCGGTGAACCGGGCCGCCGTCCTAACCCAAGCGCTCCATCTCGGCCCGGAGACGATCCTCGCGGATTGGTGGGCTGAGTGGCAGACCGAGGAGCCATCGAAGCGGGCTATCCTCACCTGGCCGTCCGTCAAGGGGGCCGAGGTGCAGTCGTTCGCTAAGGCCGTGCAGCAGCATTTGCGTGGCCTGCTCGGAAAGGGGGAATCGTGAGTCTGCTCCCAATGTGGCCCATCTGGCTGGCCGTCGCCGTCATCCTCGTGACGGGCACGGTTTACTGTGTCATCTGCGCGGGCGCCCAATCCCATCGGCCGACCCGCAACGTCGGAGTCACCTACTGCGACGACTGTGCGGTGCCCTGTACCGGGGCGTACCCGTGCTGGTGCTGCCGCGAAAGCGGACGTGTTGAACCCACGAGGGAGGAGCAATGAGTCGCCTACGGTTCACTTGGCTTATCCGTCTGCTCTGGCCGTTGCGCCGCTTCCGGTGGTTTGAGCGGTTCGCCTGGTGGCTGTGGGCACACTCCCGGACCCGCTGTCCGCTCTGTGCAGACTGCTCTCGCGAGGATTGGCTTGCCCAGTGTGATTGCTTCTTGCCGCTGCTGTTGAAACAGACCGGGGGCGGATGATGAACGGTTTCGATTGGGGGCCGATGGCAGTTACCCGTCTCGCCCGCCTTGAGGGACGCGGCTATGTGCTCGGCATTCGTGTGGGCGAGCGTCGCCTTCAGGTGTACGTGTCGGAGAAGGGCCACAGCGTGCGCGTGTTCGATGGGGATACAGAGTTGAGGAGGAGCAATGGCTGAACCCGAACCAACAAAGGTGCGCGCCATTGTGGCCCGCATGTACTTCGAGTGGCGTGATGGCGAATGGGGCCTTCCACGATTGGCTGAATCCCATAGGACGCGCCCGCGCTATGAAAGTCCCGCCGAGGGATTGGCGGGAGAGCCGTGTCCCGATGGACTCTCTTGGCCCGAGCATCGCTTCGACGGTCTGCTGGTCAGCAGGGTTCGACGCTTCCCCCTCCCTGTGTCGGAATCGGGATTGGTGGTGGGTCGTACTGTGCGCGTAGAGGGTACCTATCAAGGGGCACGGCAAACCTCGGTGGATGGCGACTATGACCCTCCGTATCTGAGCGACGAGCGACGGATCGGGCTTGTGGAGGTTCTCTTGGATGAGAGGAGCCCTTCGGGATTGGCTCGCCTCGTATTGGTGCATCCAATCGACTTGGGGGTGGATGATGGCTGAACCCGAACTATGGACAGCGAAGGCCGCGGATATGGCTGACGCTGACGCAATCGTGAACTCTTGGGAGAGG